TTGCTATTATGAATGCCTTAGATGGAGTCGGTTCTATTGCAGTACCAATGAGTAGTGTAATGTTAAGAACATTCATTCGTAGCGATCAAATTGGCGAAGTATGGTTTGCACCTGCAGGAAATACTCGTGGTGTTATTGATGGTGTTACTTCAGTTGGTTATATTGATCGTACAAATAATAATGCTTTCGTATCAACTGGCGTACCTCAATCATTGCGTGATTTGTTGTATACAAATCAAGTAAATCCAATTACTTTCTTCCCAAATGTTGGCAGAATCAACTACGGAAATCATACTCGCCAAGCTGATGCAACTGCATTAGATCGTATCAATGTAGCAAGACTTGTTTGTTACATTCGTAATAGAATTGAAGCAATCATCCGTCCATTGGTATTTGAACCAAATGATAAATTAACAAGAGATACTGCAAAATCATTGGTTGATAAGCTATTGATTGACATTACTTCACGTAGAGGTCTATACGATCACTTGGTTGTTTGTGATGTAACTAACAATACTAATGCAACAATTGACAATAATGAATTACATATTGACGTTGCAATTGAACCAGTTAAAGCTGTTGAATTTATCTATATCCCAGTTAGAATTAAGGGAACAGGGCAGATTGCATCAGGTAACTTAACTCCTTCATTGCCACTAGGTTAATAATTAATAATATAAGAGGCTCTTTCGAGCCTCTTATCATGACTAGCTGCCCTGATAAAAACCACTCGAAGAACTATAAATAATTACAACAGGAGTATAACAGATGGCAGTTGCATCTTTAACTAAAATGACTGTACCTTTGAGCACCGATCAGAGCAGCAATGCTCAGGGCTTATTGATGCCTAAGCTAAAGTATCGATTCAGAGTTACATTTTTAAATTTTGGAGTTTCAAACCCAACATCAGAGCTTTCAAAGCAGGTGATGGATTTTACTCGACCAACATTAAACTTTAATCCTATTACAATTGATGTTTATAACAGTAAAATGTATCTGCAGGGTAAACCAGAATGGCAAACTGTTACTGTTAATTTTCGTGATGATGTTAATGGTGCAGTTACTAAGTTAATTGGCGAACAGATCCAGAAACAATTCGATTTTAGCGAACAAGCAAGTGCTTTCTCAGGCATTGATTACAAGTTCCAGACTATTTTTGAAGTATTAGATGGCGGTAATGGAGCTATTACTCCTAATGTTCTTGAAACTTGGGAAATGTATGGTTGCTTTATTAGCGAAGTCAACTACAATAACTTCGATTATAAAGACAACGAGCCTGCAACAATTCAAATGCAATTGCGTTATGATAATGCATTACAAACTCCACTTGGTTCAGGAGTTGGAACATCAGTTATGAAAGTTGGCGTTAACACTACTGCTGCTATAACCGGGTAATTAAATGGCAACTAGCGGCGTTGGTATTTGGGCTAGTTTTGGAAATCAATCATCTGTGCGGGATTATGCTCATGCCGCACAGATTTTTCGTACCAACGATTTTGCTAGAACTCCTAAAAGCAAATATCTATTTTATGTTACTATAAACATCAATCCTAATGCATCATCTAACCAATTTACTGCTGCTCCCGAACCAACTGGTCCAAATGAACTAAGTTATCTTGTTAAAACAGTTGAATTGCCTAAGTTTGATATGACTGTGCAAGATCTTAATCAATATAATAAAAAAGTTTTAATTCAAAAAGAAATAAAATATAATCCTGTTACTATTAAATTTCACGATGATAATATTGGAAGTTTAAGAAACTTTTGGACTAGTTATTACAATTACTATTATGCAGATGGCAGCTATACTGATTTAGATTATGATCCGTCGAGTGATGACAAATATACCTCAAGAGTAAAATCTACCTGGGGGCTGGATACTGGTGCAACAGATCCATATCTAACAAGTATTGTTATCTATAGTATGTCACATGGACAAGCATCTAAGATTACATTACAGAATCCTTTAATAAGCCAGTTTAGTCATGACAGTCATGATTATTCAGAAGGGCAAGGATTATTAGAAGCAACAATGCAAATACATTATACTGGTGTTACATATGAAGATGGCATCGACGCATCATATGATATACCAGGTTTTGGACAAGATTCCCCTGAGACATATGATACCGAATACAGTAGCTTGTCAGGCACTAATGCTGGATTACAGGTTAATATTGCAACTGGTAAATTGTTTAATCCATTAACTACAACTGCACCAACAAAGAAAACTTATAATCCTAACCCGTCGCTAGTAGTACAAACTAATTCATATAATAACACAGTAGTGGCTGCACCTTCTGCTATTACCAATCTGCAAATTGCAAGTGTTTTACAAAATACTGCTTCTACCCCTACTGCTACCGGGTATGTGTTTCCAACAACATCAGTTTTAAATACACAAAATACAGATTTTGGTGCAATAGTCAATCAGACTCCTGGGTTAGTTTCTTCGGGAACTACTATAATACCTACACCTGATCAATTAAATATTTTATATCCTTCTAATAGTTGGCAAGCAAGTTTATTTGCTAAAGGATATAATAAAACTCAAATTTTAGCCGCAGATCAATATATTACAAGCTTAGGAAATAATCCAACAGTAACAAATTTACAAGAAGTTGCTGAAAATTATCTAAATAATCCAAATGCTACTAGTTCAACCTTTGGGCAAGGAGCTGTGCCTGCTAATATCTCAGGCACACAACAAGCAATATACAACGGTAATGATTGGACAACACAATTATCAACGCAGGGTTATACTTCAGCTGATATCGCATCAGCTAACAAATATATAAGTTCTTTAAAGATTGCTCCTGGAACAGATTTGTCTGTTGTTGCATCTAACTATATTAATTCAACTAAAGTTTCTGGAATTTCGTCTACGTCATAAGTTAAATACTGTATGGCAACAAATTTACCCGATACACAGAATTACACTACTTCGTTATTAAGTACATCGATTAATATAGATTCAGAAATCTATAATCAAGTTTTTGCGTTTTTCTCTTCAAAAACAAATTCAGCATCAGCAGCTCAACAGTTAACACAGAGTGTTTTAACATTAACTTATAATAATAACTTAGATCCATTAAAGATAATCACTGAATTTAATAAAGCAGCAAATGATAGCGAATTAAAAACACTATTGATTGCGTTCTTTAATAGTTTAAGACCATCTACTAGTAAGATAGGTTTTGGAATTAACAATCAAACAAATGAATGGATACAGAGGAATATATTACCGTGAGCAAATATGCACAGGGTAAATTTACTTTAAAGAATCCTGAAAAATATACTGGAAAACGACAACCTACATATCGTAGCAGTTGGGAATGGGCATTTATGACTTTCTGTGATAATCATCCTAATGTTATTCATTGGGCAAGCGAAAGCATACAAATTCCTTACTTTAATCCATTCAAACAAAAGAATACTATATATGTTCCTGACTTTTTTGTTATGTATAAAGATAAAGATGGCACAGAAAGAGCAGAGATAGTTGAGATTAAACCTAGTGGCGAAGTTATGGAAACGGTTGGTAAAGGTGTTAGAAATCAAGCTATGGCAGCACTTAATGCTTGTAAGTGGGACGCTGCACGTAAATGGTGTGCTGCAAATAACTTAAAATTTAGAATAGTCACTGAAAATGACATGTTTCATAATCCTAAAAAAATTAAGAAGTTCAAAACAAGATAATTAATTGTATGACTACTAACAAAAAACTTGAACAACTGTTTGATCTGCCAGAAGTAACTAGCGATGTATCTAAAGAAGATATTCAGCAAGCCTTAAGTGTTGCTAATGGGATAGAATTAACACTTCCATCAGAACCCGACAACAAAACAGATAATGAACTCGACGAGCTTACTGAAAAAGCTATGGAAAGTTTTGAAAATTTAATGAGTCTTGGTATGAATGTTGAAGCAAGGTTTAGTGCTCCAATTTTTGATAGTGCAAGTAAGATGCTAGGACATGCTGTTACTGCTAAGTTAGGTAAAGCACAGAAGAAGCTTAAAGAAACTGAGCTTAAGATGCGATTAATGAAAATGGAAGCAGATGAAGCTAGAAAGAGTGGTGAAGAAAGCACTGCTGTTAATGTAGAAGCTCGAGTTTGGAATAGAGATGACTTATTAAGAAATCTCAAACAACAATAAATACATCATAAGGATCTAATTATAATGAGAGCTTTTGCTGAATATCTCACTGAGAGTGCTAAAAAATACATGTTCCGTGTTCGTGTTGCTACTGAGTTAAGCAAAGAACAAATGGGCAAGTTAAAAATAGCATTAGAAAAATACGATTGCGACGGTATTAGCGAACCAAAGCGTTTGCCGATACAACAAAAAGCATTGGGATTTAATCATCTTGAAAACCCTGAAATCTATGTCATTGATGTTGTGACAAATTATCCTTGCACTCCTATTGAATTGGGAGCATTGTTTAATGAAGTAGGTATTACAGGTAGCTTAGTTCATATTACTACTCCAAATCAAGAAGTTTTAGCATCTCCTATTGCTTCTGAAGCAGGAGAAGGCAAAGCAATATTAGATAAAGATCTTCCTAACAACACTTATCCTCAGATATTAGCTGATCTAGAACAAGCTGTAGCTAGTAAAGAAGATAAGAAGTATCAGTACGCTTATGCTGCTAAGAAAACTAAACAAGGCGACACTTCTAATGAGATGCCTCAGGGTAAGACTAGTCCTGTTGGCACAAATCAAAACAAAATCCCTAACCCATATAAGAAATAAGGAATAATTCCCATGCAAATGATTGATGTATTAACAAAGTTAAGAGAGATTGCAGAACGCAGTCCAGAAGAGATTGGGCGTGCAATTACTGCTGCTGAGAAAATGAGTGGTATTGCTCCTGTTTCTGAAGCTTCTGAGGCACAGAAAGCTGCTCGTGAAAAATTCAAAGCTATGATTGGTGGCAAAAAGGATGACGAAAAAGGCGAAGATTCAAAGGAAGAATCAAAAGGTAAGAAACCTGATTTTCTCGATGTTGACAAAGATGGCGACAAGAAAGAACCAATGACTAAGGCTCTTAAGGATAAGGAAGACAAGAAAGTCGATGAAGATGTACAGATTACACTAAGTGGTAGTGATGCTGTTCTTGCTGAGATTCTTAAGCTTGCTGGTCAAATTGGTGCTAAGACTACTAAAGGTCCAGATGCTGCTTCAGGCCCATTGGGTAGTCCGCCTTCGGTACCTGCTCTTCCAGCTCCAACTGGTATGCCAGCAACTGGTCCAATTCCAAGTCTTTCAAGCATGATGGGTGATAAGCCCGACTTGCCTGATATGGGACCTTCAGACATGGGCGGACCTGACATGGGACCTCCAGGTCTCGGTGATGAGCCAATGATGGACAGTGCATTTAGTGCATCAACAACTCCTGCTCCAACTACAATGGGAATGGGTGCTGCTGTACCATCAGGCAATGACGTTGCGAAGCCTAAGATTACTACTCCAATGACTTCGCCGGGTACTAATCCAATGCATACAGCAATTTCTTTTGACTAAGGTAAAGTAATGAAAATGTCCGAGTTTGTATCAGAAGCATCAGCTAAGGCACATGATGAACATGTAAGTACCATGAGCATGAGCATGGTACTACATGATATGGACCCTGGATATGATTATTATAGATTTATGAGTGTTGTTGCAGGCGATCGTGATAATGATATGCCTGCAACGCATGATCATTTTAAAGCTGTCCCATTTGTAATAGCATATACTCCCGAAGAACAACAGATGTTAATTCGTGGATTAAAAAGAATGGGTAAAAAATATAAGTTCTTATCTAAAGATCCTAGCAAAGAACCTAACAATACAGGTAATGTAAGCCCAGTGCCACATAATAGCGGGAAAAGAAAATGAGAGCATGTGAATTTATAATAGAAGCAGATATTGGCGCCAATGCCACTGATCTTCCTGGAGATCAGGTAGCTGCTATTAAAGGTGCTCTTACTAGCCTG